CGCTCTGGCGCCGCAGCAACCTTACGAGTCGCTATTTCTCTTTTGAGTTGAGCACCCTGAAGGTCGCCATAACGGCGTTCAGCTTCTTGAAAGATGCTTACAAACTCTTGTTCTGCACGTTTGGTCCCTGCACCAAACTTTTCATTTGCCATCTTGCGAGCAGCATCAAACATTGATTGACCCGCAGTTTTGGCCTCTTCCATAACGCTTTCAACAGATATGGCAGGCGGTCTACGACCAAACGCAGCAGCCAAAGGACCGCCGATTAAGGAGCCAAGAGCGCCACCTTCCAAAGCTTGCAATATTTTTTTCTTGTATTTAGGGACAAGCTCTTCTTCATATGTAGGAGCAGCAGCGCCATAAATGCCGCCAACTTTGGCCCCACCTTTAGCGCCTTCCCAAAGACGTTTACCAAAACTTAAACCTTCGGCGACCGCCTCACCTTTCCCAATTGGCAACGGAATAAAAGCACCAGTCATTTTTCCCACTTCTTGCATTGTGGGATCACCGACCGTTTTCAAATACTTTCCAGCTTTCGCTGCGTATCCTGTCGGGTCAACAAGTTCAGCCGCACCCGTTGCAAATTGAGCAAGACCAGAAGCGCCGCCTTTAATTCCTTCTGTTTGGCCCTTCATAAATTCTTTTTGTTTTTCAGGATCGAAATAGACATACCCGACTTCAGGCATGACCATTCCTTCTGCTTCTTTTTTACGAGCAGCAGGCGCAGTTTTAGGAGACGTTGAAACAACGTCCCATTCTCCTTTAGGAGCTGTAGAAACTACATCCCATTCGCTTGCCATATTGCACCTTTATTCGTTTACACGAACTGGTTGACCGTTTTCCAAAGTCCAGCTTTGACCATTAGAAAATGTTGTAACCTGTCCTTCTTTTAATCTTTTAACAGCTTCAGTGGGCAAACCGCCAGAAGGTGCTGCCGCCACGCCAACGCCAGCTTTGTTTTTAAGAATGTTAAGCGTTTCTGGAGGCATGTATTGACGAAGCGTTTCTATGTCACTGCGCGCAACACTGTCGTACAAGGCCGCAGCAGACTCCGGAGAAAGACCAGCAATATCAAGTGCATCTTTCTGCATCCTGAGTTCGGATACAAGGAGTCGGTTGCTGACCGCCTTGGCGCGGGCATTGATAACGTCGATGACTTTCTTCTGAATGATGCGAGCAGCGGATATTTTATCGGCTGGAATACCCTGAAACAATTCTGGATCATTCTGCGCTGCTGTTTCAAGCCGCGTCGGATCGTATTGCGTATTAGTGTCGTATCTGGATGGGATAAATTTATCCAACCAAGATATAGTTCTACCCGCAATACCAGCCGCTTGCGGGTTTGCGCGAATAAGGTCGGCAAGGTCTTTTGTTTCTTTGGAAGACTCGACCTTAGAAGTAACAATTGGTATTTCGGTTGATCCAATTTTTGACGCTGCATCTTCCCCAATCCAAGATTGAAGACGACCATATTGACCAGAAACCGTTTCAACTTTTTTGGCGCGAGCAACAGCTTCTTGCCTTTGAGCAACTATGTCGCTTTGGGCAAGTTTGTCTTGAGCGGCCAGAACATGCTTGTTGGCTTCATCCAGCTTGTTCAATAAGAACGCAGCGCCGCTTTGACGCAAAAGAGCAGCAGGCTCAGGCCCCATTTCAACCGCAGCCGCTTCAGCTTTTGCAACGCCAGCCTGATAGTTCGTCTTCATCATGTCGATGGCGTCGGCCAGTTTCTGACGAGAAACTTTGTAATTGGCTTCCCATTCTTTCATGGACGTATCGTACTTTTGTTTCTCAAAGTCGATGCGAGCCTTGTTGCCTTCTTGATAGCCCTTCATCACTCCGGTCATGGCGTTCATGGCATTCACGCCGCTCATCATGCCCTTGGAGCCAATGAGAATGCCCGCGATGGGGAGGATCGTTGCAAGACCCATCAACCCTTCATGCGTATCAGGCGTAATGTTCATCTTTGGAGGAGGGGCCATCTTGTCCATTTCGGACATGCGCGTCTGCATTCCTGAATAAAGTTCAGCCGCCGCATTTGCCTTTCCAGACGCAAGGGTTTTTTCCTGTTCGCGTTTTGCCGTAGCGACTTCTAATCCAGATTGCTGGCTCTGCATGTACAAACGTTCAAAAGGACCGGCGAAAGCCTTCATAGGGCCTGTTTTAAGGGCCTGAAAAGCGCCGGTCTCGTCAGCAGTCGGCGTGTATTGCGGCGGCGCAGGCTGGGTCTGAATGTCTGTGTCTGCCATGTTTCACCTTTAAGCCGAGCGACCGTACATCATTGCGAGCATTCCAAGCATACCCGTTGCTGCCTGACCGGCTTGCTGCGACAACGCCATCTGAGTATTGATGCCTGTGGTAGTGCCAGAAAGCTGGTTTTGAATGGCTTGACCAATAAGCGGCGTACCCGCCCCAAGAAGCTGAAGAGCCATCGTCTGCTGGTTGGCAAGAAGCCTCTGACGAAGGTCTTCGATGGAGCGACCGGCTTGAGCCGCACCCGCCCCGCCTCGTCCTTCAGAGCTTTGTGCCGCCTGTGCCTGAGCCGCTGCAAGCTGCTGTTGCTGGGCAGGCGATAGAGCACCTGTAAGGGCTTGTCCAAGCTGTTGACCGCCCTGTTGCATGAAAGGCTGGGCCTGTTGCATTTGCTGTTGAGCAGCCGTGTCGTAAGCCGCTTTGAGCTGGGCAGCCGCGCTCTTGCCCTGGTTCTGAGCCATCAGGTAGTTTGCACCAAGCCCACCGATGCCAAGAGCGGCAATCAAGTCTTTGGTGTTGAGAGTGCCAAAGGGGGTTTGAAAGCCACCGGTTGTAGGCGCAGCCTTTCCTTCCGCCGAAGCCACACCCTTTTGAAACTCTTCAAACGAGGGGGGTGCGTAAAGACCGCCAGGTTTGTTTGCGTCACCCACAAGACTTGCAAACTCGCTAGGTTGCGCGCTTTGCCACGGAGGAGCAATAGGTTGCGGTATTTCTGTTGGAGTTTGACCAGTATAACCGTAAGGAGGAATTGCGCCCTGTAGCTCAGCTTGTTGAGCAAAATATCCAGGGTAAGCACTGGCTTCACCAAGATTTTGCCCAGGAGCCGCTTGACCACTCGCAACTTGCGATAGGTAATCTTGCTGGAGATTTTTAGCGTCTGCTTGAGAACCCATTTGGGTGATCGGAAACGATGTTTGAGTAGAAGGTTCAATTGCGGAGGAAGCAGGAGCGGCTTCGCCAAATATATTCCAATCCATTCCGCTAGGAACATAAGTTTCTTCAAACTCCGGCAATCCAGTATCAGGGTTAATCGTGCCAGACCCGCCTTCAGCTTTTAGACGGGCAGCTTCGCGAGGCGTGATATGGGCGAGAATGGTATCTCGGCCACGGCCCTTCTTGCGCAGTTGTTCAGCCGCCTTCCGCAGGGGAAGACGGGGCATGTCAGAGTCCAAGATACGCGCGAGGTTCTTTGCCATTACGTCACCGTGCTTCCGACATCCCTGAGGGACTTATCCGTGTCACTCCAAACGTTCTTTGGAGCCTTGTCTTCGCCGCCCGTGCCCCCAAGTACAGGTCCACCAGGACTATAACTCATGCCGGGCGCTGAGAACAGAGCCGACCCAAGGGCGCTAGGAGCCCCAGAAGATTGGAACCCGCTAACGCCTGATTGAGTTGGGATGGTTGATGCGGTTGATTTAGCAGAAGGTTGGAACGCTTTGCCAACGCCATAGTTAACCCCAGCCCCCAGCAAAGCGCTTGATGTTCGGCCAAGGTCTAGAGCTGACGAAAGACCACTTGTTATACCGCCAGAAAGACCGGCAATGCCTCCAGTTCTGAGTGCGGACGCAAGGTTGGAACCGCCCGCTAGAGCACCAGCCGTTCCGCCAGCCAGACCCTTTGCACCGCCGATTACCCCTGCGCCAGCAGCGGTAGACCCAAGAACATTGGGTTGGTTTGGACCAACAATGTCACCTGACGGGGCGGAAAGAAAGCTGCCTGCAAGACCGCCCGCAAGTTGCCCAACACCCCCGGTAACTCCGCCCGTCAACGCGCCTTTGGCTATGTTTTGGTTGTTAATGGCTGCGTTCAGGGCTCCTGTACCGGCCCCTAAAACGGCCCCTCCAGTTACAGTTGCGACTGTAGCACTGCCTATGATGGATGCTTCTGCCGCTGCGGTGGAAACGCCTATGCCTTCAAGTATGGTGCTTCCAATCAATCCCGCCGCCGCTCCGCCGGTTGCAAGAGTGGCAACAAGAGCAATAACGGGAACCACAATCTGTTTGAGATTGATGCCATAGTCTGCGGCTTTTTGCCCGAACCATCCACCCCAAGTCATGATTGGACTCCCATCTCTATCTTGTAAACGGGAACCATTTGCTGACCGTTGTAGGACATGGTTTGTGAAACTTGGAACGGAACGCCTTGAGCCTTCAGCATTTTTATGTCGTTTGGATCGTCAACTTCAAAGATCGCCTTGTTGATCCCAAAGCTCTTTAGGGACGGAGAAAGAACCTTGATCCTCTCTGGCGTCTTCTGCGGGTCAAGCGAGAACGAAAAGACTTCAGCCGTTCCAGTCGGAAGCTTCTTTACGTTCTTGTCGTATAAATTAACCAAGAAAACAGTCTCGCCAATCTGCACCAGCTTAGACATCCCAGACTTGGTAAGGGCTGCTACCTGTTTGATGAATGTATCAATTGTTTTTGGGTCCACTTTTGAAGTGGTCAAATATTGCTTGATAATATCAACTGAATGTTGAATTTTTTGGGGAGCTTGAGGCTTGGCAGAAGGTTTAGGACCGGCAACGCCTTTGGGCGCCAGACCCGTCTGAAGGCTGGAAGATTTGATCGGGTTTGGGATGACTGGCTGTACCATCAAGTAACTCCCAAAGATGCCGCTATTTGCGTGTGGATCAGGTAGTGCTGGCTAATCCACTCGTAAAAGTCGTCTTCTCTCCTGAAATCCGCGTCCAGCATGTTGAACGGGTTGCTCAGATTTAGCACAGCAGCAAAATACTGGTGTTCGTTTTGATGAGCAAGTAGCCAGTCGTCAAAGTTGTCAAAGTCAACGTCCGTAATCGGGTAGCCAGGCGGGTCATTGCCTTTTTCGATCAGGGTGTCTCTGAACAACGTGTGCTGCAAACTGTTCTCAAACAGGAAATCGTGCATGGCGTCTTTGTCGCCAAACGTCACGCTTGAGAGGTTTGTAAAGTTCATGTCTTGTCCGCTTTGTTGTCAAGCTTGTTGAAGATTTGCTTCAAGATGTCTTTCATTTCAAGGATGTCGGATCGGTAGTCAACTTTGGTGACATAGTTCGTGTGAAGATCGCGTTCTACGTCTCTGACAGCTTGCCAAACGGTTTGGAGGAACCATCCAATAACGATTCCAAACCCACCAATAATCATGTTGATAAAATCTTGGCTCATTCTGCGGGTCCAATTGTTAGATCGCCAGACGCTACAAGGGCCATGATGTTGGCATAATCGGTATTCGCCGGATCAAGCGGTACAAAGCTTGTCACGCTGTTGATGTCACAGCGGATGACTTGAGATGGAGACCCTATGTATTGAGCGTTTGTGTACATAATCAAAGCTCCGCACTTGCGTTGAGAATATAATTGCCGCCAGATAAATAACGACCTTGATAACCAGAACCTGCCACTATTGTAGTCAAATTACCAAAAAGTACCCACGCACCGTTAGGAAATGGTTGTACAGCAGCCAACGTCCATGACGTTGAAGTATTATCTGCACCAGGACTGCGCCAAGAAAGAGTTGAGCCTGATATACCCGTCATCGTTGGAGCTGCCCTCATTGGCGGACTTAACATTACAACAGCAGAAATGCCTGTTATTGAATCTCCCATGCCCGTCCAAGCCGTTGGTTGTTGAAAGTACCTTTGGCATTGAAGTAGCTGATCGCTGTATATCTGACGCTCATAAGGCGTGGCTTTTGTGCCTGGTTCAAGTTGCACCAGTCCGCACGTTCCAGTGCTAAACTCAACAGTTATTTGCTGACCTGCTGTGGCGCTAGATGTAGTAATAGGGCTTGCCGCATAAGCGCCACTGGTTGAACCGTTATTGATCGCTATACGAGCGGTGGCTGTTCCAGTCCATGAAAGCGTGTAGACGCCGCCAGCCACATTTACATATTCTACAACCTGCGCGATTGTTCCCGCTGCAATAGTGATTGTTGTGTCAGGAGTGCCTTGCGTGAACGTGTAGTTGCTGTTGGTAGTTGTAGATTTCCAACGGTCGTGCATGTATGTGCCGGAAGCAGTAGCGGTTCCGCTGACATACGCACGTTGGTTTACAAGAAAATTGCCATTGATGAGAATATTTCGTTTGAACGAAGACGCCATTATAACGTTGCCAACTACGGTGGCATTTTGATTTTGATCTAACGTAATTCCAGTGACGCCATTTGATTGCAACGTAAGATTTGCCGATGCACCCGCGTTGATTGTCGCCGCAACAAGAGATGTAAGGTTTCCAAGGGAAGTAAGAGACGAGGCGGTCACTGTAGCGTTTAATGTTGTTCCGGTTAAGGTTGCCGCATTGGCAGTTACCGTTCCAGAACCGCCCAAGTTGATTGATGTTCCATTTACCGTCACGGAAGAATTAGCAAGACCGCTGTTTGGGATTGCAGAATTGATAGCACTGGCTGGAATAGAAATTGTTGAATTGCTCGCCGCAGTAAGGCGTCCCTGCGCATCAACGGTAAAATTTCCAACAACGCTTGCGCTTCCATAGCTTGCAGCAACAACCGCCGTGTTTGCCAAATTAGTGGTGACGGCGGCTGATCCGTTAAAGGAAGTACCTGTTAGCCCCGTGCCTAACGTTAGTGTGTTAGATGTATTTGCCGTGATAGTTCCAGACCCGCCCAAACTAATAGACGTTCCGTTAACCGTAACGCTAGAATTGGTAAGGCCAGAATTTGGAATGGTTGTGTTGATAGCAGAGGCAGGAATGCTGATTGTAGAATTTGCTGCTGCTGTAAGACGGCCCTGTGCATCAACCGTAAATGTCGAAACAATAGATGCCGAGCCATATGAAGCCGCTGTGACAGTCGTGTTGGCAAGGTTGATTGTGCCTGTAGTTGTTATGGGTCCGCCCGTTAAGCCGGTTCCTGTACTAACATTAGTTACGGTGCCACTACCGCCACCGCCGCCGCTGGTAAATTGAGCAACTGTTTTCAACGACATTATTAGACTCCATCGCCAGGCGTAATGAAGACGGAAATGCTGCCAAACCCAGTAATTGCCGTAAAATAAGCATTTGGCAAGAACGTCAGAATTTCATCTGTTCCTGGAAGCAAGGGCAAAGTGAATGTGCTGCTTGTAATAACTACGGCATTTGTATTTGCCGCCGCTGAAGTCACGCCATAACCAAGATACGCCATAGTCACCGTGGAACTGGCAGGAATGACAATTCTGTATTGGTTTGACCCAAGCCCGTTAGATAGGGCTTGCACAGGAGCTGGGGCCGCCGTGTTGGCTGTAAACACAACCGTATTGCCAAGTTGAGTAAAGGCTTGAACGCCCATTTGATGCTCCTACGGTTAGTTCATGATGCCTTGAGTGAGATTGCCAGTTCCAAAAGTTGTGGCAGTTGTGATCGCCGTTGCGTTATAATCCATTTTGTATGTTGGATTAGACAGGCACGCAGGGTCAATGCCGGAACAACGATATTCGTTGTAAGTTGTGTTAGTCGTGACCGCATAGTAGCCCACGCTGAAAGCGGAAGCTTTTCCAACGACTGTCATTTGAAAAACATTTCGTGAACTGTTGTTTGTGATAATGATTGCAGCGTTACCATTGGTAACGGAGTAGTTCCTAATTTGATCTCCAAAATATGAATTACTAACATTATCCAAACGATAAACACCTCCAGTAGAAGAACATTCATACGCAATATTATTTGTATGCGTGATACCCTTGTTTGTACCATCCGTGTAAACAGCATAAATTCCAGAGCCAGAATTTACGCCAAGAAGTATCTCAACTTGAGACACACTGATCGCGCCTTTATTGTTAGAATAATATATTCCGTAAAATGAAGTGTTGCTCGTGTTTGTTGCTATGTACCCGCCAGTAATTTGCACAACCCCGTACAAACTGGTGTTGTAAAGCTCTATACCCGCAATATTGCATGTGTCTAAAACACAATTAGTTATTTGAACATCTTCGTTCTTGTAGTCGACGGTTCCGCTAGTGTTTCCGGTTCCAACAAGATTTATGCCAACTCCCATTTGGCTTGTTTCAAATTTATTAATAAACAAATCTGAGTACCCATAAGTTCCAGAAGCTACAAGACCCTGATAGTCCAAAGCGGATGTCCATGTTATTCCGTTACCAACGCCGCAACCATCTAAATAGACAGAAGCATTGCCTCCAGCAAATCCAATGTTGGTGTCTGCATTTAGATAGAACCCGTAATACTGATCTGTACCAGCGCCAACGGAAGCAGACGTTCTGTTTGTGACACAGAAATTCATTCGCAGATTTCCATTTCCGCGAATTTGAAATCCATACTGGCTCTGTGTAGTGAACACGCGGTCAATGTCTGTCCAAACAGTGAATTGCATTAACAAACCACTACATGCGGATTGAGTTACAAGGCTCACGCTTCTTTGCAGCGTCACATAACGAAGAACATTGTTAGATTGCAGCGTTCCAGTGTAGCTGTTTGGCCCTATTTGATAAATGGTTGCAGCGCCGCTTCCTATTTGGATTGTGCTGCCCTGGCCGTTTCCCGCAACATTACCGTTCATCGCTCCAATAACAGATCGGCCTGCCGTCTGATGCAAAATGGTGCTGGCGGTCTGATACACCGCCTCCTGCAAATACGTCACCGAACATGCGACGATGCAAGCATTGATGGCCGGGGCGCAATCAGTTCCAGAGCTGTTTGAAATTGCCCCCCACCATTCAGGATACCCAATGGACGTGTACTGGTTGTTGATTGTGACCTTGCCGGTTCCTGCGCAGTTAAATATTTGAAATACGCCAGCAGATACGCCGCCCGCAAAAGCAACTGTTACGCCTGTAGCGATGTTAAAAATCGCACCCTTTTCAAAAATCATCAACGGATTGAGAGAAACGTTTCCTGAAATCAGATATGTTCCAGAAGGAACATAAACTTGATTGGATGTAGACGACGACATCAACGAAAGCGCAGAAGTGTCATCGGTTGTGCCGTTTCCTGTAACGCCAAAATCTTTCACGCTGACAAAATCAGACAATTTTGAAGAAGTTGTCCGGCTTACAGCGTTGGTGATGGGCGCGATGTAAGACACATTTGCAGAAGACCCTACGGCAGCAAAATTTAGATCAAGCTGCTGCAAGGGAATAGGAGAGGTCGCTGTTGCGAAGGTGTAGGGAACGGTCATCAGAACCTCACTCGTTGTTCGTATTCCATCTCAAGGGTGTTCAGCGTGAACGCTGGCGTGCTTGATGTTATTGTCAAGCCAAGATATTTTCCATACTGCTGTGCATCAGATTTGTAGAGCTGATACCCAGACCCGCCTACCCATCCAATTGTTGCAAGTGAATTGTTTGTCCAAGGAATTATTGAACCAAAATTATTGGTCCAAGTAGACAGGTTTGTCAGAATATATGTGGGGCTAACATTAGATTCACTGTCTACCGTCACATTCAAAATTCCGCCTTGCGTTAGCGTAGCTTCAATTGCAAATTTGAGAGCTTGTTTGGTTCTGATTGTGTCCTGCATGGGCCACAAAGCGCTTTGAATTTTTGTGTTAATGTCGGACAAACTGTCTGTGTAGAGAGACACCAGATTGGTTCCGCCGGTCCCATAAACGTACAGTTTTTTGGCCGTAGCAACGGGGGTAACGTGTGTCAACGTACCTTGGCTGGTAACAAACCATTTCTTGTCAAAGAATACAAATTGAATGGGGCGCGTTCCCTGAACAGGGTCGTTGTAGTAAACATTGAATGCTGCGCACAGGATATTGTTAACAAGAACCTGCCCGCCCGATATTGGTTTCGTAAAATCAAGCAGCGGGAAGATGCCATCAAGAGCATCCGAAATCTTGCTGACCGTTGCACCGATCAAAGCAAAAATTCCGTAATCATTGATGAACAACAAAGAACGAAAATACGGGAATATCCCGTCGTAGTAGACCGATCCTGTAGATGCCGACACGTTTGTGTTGGTAAATAGCGTATTGCCAGTTGACGAAACACGCACATCAGAAAACACGTTGATGCTGTCGTCACCAAAAACGTACAGAAAGTTATTGGCAGAAATCAAAGCCGAAATGTTGCTGTGCAACGTGTCATCGGCAATCTGAATGTTTCCTGCCGATACGCTTACAAAATCATTGTACGACCCAGCAGCGCTGTAAAAAACCGTTCTTCCTTGGGACAACCATATGCGTCCTTGAAAGCTGGAAACGTCAGAGAGCGTGTCGCTAGTAAGGAGAGCTGTTGCTGTAGCTGCCGTTGTTGGAGACCCGCCACTGAAGCTCACAGCAGGCGCAGACGTGTATCCAGCACCAGGGTCAGTGACAATGATACCTGTCACGATACCGCCAAACACAATTGCTGTTGCCACTGCAATTCTGGTGTATCCGCCTCCCGTAAGGATAACGGTCGGAGCGGACGCGTATCCGGTGCCGCTGGTATTTACAATGACGCCGATTGTCCCAACCGCAAACGTCAAAGGCCCGGCAACTGCCGCTGCCCCAGATCCACCGCCGCCAGTAAACGTCAACGTTGGAGCGCTTGTATACCCAGACCCAGCATTGGTCACGGTCAAACTTGTTACAAGACCAGAACCTACAACAGCCGTAGCCGCTGCTGCACCACTTGAGAATGTGATAGCGGGCGCGGTTGTGTATCCATATCCAGGATTAGTGATCTGAATAGATGTAACAGCGCCAGAAGTGATACTGGTCACAACAGCTTGCGCTTGCACTCCGTATGGGCTTGTAGGAGCTGCAATGGTAACGGTTGGGAATTGCGTATATCCCGTACCACCGCTGGTGATGCTGATGTTTGTAATTGTGCTGGCTGCATTAGAGATAGACGCTACAACGGTTGCTTGAGCGCCATTTGATTGATTAGGAGCACTGACAGTTACCGTTGGAGGCGTTGTATAACTCGATCCGGTGTTGGTAATGCCCACAGACCCAACAGACCCAATAGAAATCAAATCTATTGCGTCCCAAGTAAAATATCCTTTGCTGGGGTCCGATATGATGGCACGATCATTTTTCCATTGCTTCATGCGAACGCCAGACGCGCTAAAAGCGCCAGCAGACGCCAACGTTCCTTTTGTGTTGGTCTTAAGATTGAGATACTCAGCGCCACCGTTGGCTTCAAAAGCTACAACGTAATCAACATTCTTGATGTTGCAGCTATAGATCGAAGAAACGGTATTAGCCCATGCAAGAGCAGACCCGCTGGCTTGGACAGCAGATGATGTGCCAACAACTTTGAGATTGCCAAACCCAATGGGTTGAACATTTTCAAGCCAAGCAAATTCTTCATTGTCCAACGCAGTCCTGTTTGGACGCGTGTTCATGCCTTTGAAGGCCTTGGTAACTTGATAGTTCTTTTTTTGTTCAGGTGATGCTGCCATTTTAGTACACCTGATTGTAAACGTCAGGTATCCGGCGCTGGAATGAAGTTGCCAAGGCGTTCTGAACTTTCTTCAAATATTCTTGCTTGAAGATTTCCGCTTCGCCATAACTCTGCTCTTTGTACTTAGCTGTGCCAGCCGCGTAATAGGCCACAGGCTGTGTGTACGGAAGCGGGATGGTTTCCACGTCGTTCAGATTGACCAAATCGGTTGGCTGAACAATGGTGTCCAGCTCAATTTGATATGTTTGATCTGGGACAGGCCCAACATAGAAGCTCTGGCTGCCATAGATCGAATAGCAGATGGGGCGACCAATATAATTCTGCCAATAGCGCAATTGGCTGTTGAATTGGGTCCACGGTTGATAGCGCAGCGGCACGCGTGAGTTTCCCCAATACAAATTGAAGTTCACGATGTCGAGCGTGAGTGACCCCTGCGGCAAAGACGAGAAAGTATAAACTTCCTGGCCCTGAACCACGGTGCTATTTTGAATGAGGCGGTTAACGCCGGTATCACGAACGAGCCTGTTGCGGGCATCGTTGATGTAATCCGTCAGCTCTTGGTCAGTCCAAAAGTTCGCGTTAGCGTCGTGCAGCAACCGGCGGGTTGATGTGATGTAGCTTTGTAGCGTCGTCATTTACGCCCCACATCATGCGGCTGCCTGCGTCCCTTTTCCCCGCTCCAGTTTTTCAAGAACTGGAACGGGGAATTGGTCTACCGCTGGGGACGTTGCGCGATAGTCCTTTGGCCGGTGCTCAGTGATTTCGAACTTCGAAAGTCGCTCATAAGCCTGCGGCAAATCATTTGAGTCTTTGGTCCAGCCAAGCCGAACTACAAACTCAAACTTGTTGTCTAGGCCGTGACCAAGAATGTTTTGAGCGGCTTCCAGTGGGGTTTCCACTGGTTTGGATGGAGGGAAGTTGTAGCTCTTCCCATTCCATTGGCTTGCCAACTCTTTATCAGTCTTGTTTACGACCCACACATTGTTCATCAGAAGCTCACAACGTCGCCGTACACAGACACCTGACAAGCGGTATTTGCCACATTCGCCGTCACGTTCACGAAGAGCGCATTGGCGTTGAAGACAATAGCCGCAGTATTGGCATTCAGCGTCAGATCAACGAAGCTGGTGCCATTTGTCAGGTTGGTCAACGTCACTGTACCCGTCACCAGGTTAGCACCATCGTTAGAGGTGCCAACAGTCACGTTTGCAGTTGCCGCGCTGGGAACAGACCCGCCCGCCGTATTGTAAAGGTTAGACACCACAATACGACGAAGGATGTAGCCACCCGAACCTCCCATGCCACCATTAAGGATAGGCATGATGCCTACAGCGTTAGCAGTAGCCGACAGAGCAACGTTCTGAGCCCTGGCAATTCGATAACTGCCAAAGCTGTCTTGGGTATTTTGGCCTACTGAATCAGGATTAGCCATGTGTCACCTCAGGTAGCGTTGAAGGTGCCCGTGGCAGCCTGACCGCCGTTGACAGTAAACAGCGTAACCGTCTGAGTGCCGGTAGAAGCGTTAGCGCGAACGCTGTAGCCGTCCGAGATCAGAACAGGGGCAACGGTGTTTGCCGCAACAAGCGTGGTCCAAGCGTTCGCACTACCAGTGTAGTAGTTGAACTCAATGACCACGTTGGCCGTCGAAGGGTAGACGTACACGCCAGCCGGAATGTACTGTGAGCTGATCATTGCAGTCGCGTTACCCGCGCCGACGTTGGAAACAACGACCGGCTCGAAGTACGCACCCGCCGTATTGGCAACTGCGTTCGCGAGAACGATTTTATTAAGAGCAAGTGCCATCGGTCATTCTCCTCAGAGGCTAAGAGAGTTGTAACCCGTCACCTTAGTCATCGACTTAGGCTTCGTGTTAACAAGCTCTGCAATGTTGATGACCGCGCCGACGTAGCCA